AATAAAAGGTTATTAGATATAATTCAGTAGCAAAGCTAGAAAGTTTAGCATCTACTGTTTTTTTTATGCCTTTCTTTAAACACCATAAAACACATATATACATAATGCAGCGATCATTAAAAGTCTATTTTAGTTGCTTTAGTTTATGTGCAAAAAGATAAATCAACCAGGCACTTGTAAAATTTTCAAAAAAATTATTGTATTTATTTTAGGCCTGTGTTATAATAAAAATAACAACCAGGGGTTTGCAAAAAATGAAAATAATAAAAGGAGGAACAATTATATGAAGATTAATTTAGATATGGGGAATGAAGTATTTCTAGAAATGACAAACAAAGTACATGGTGGGGTGGGTTGGGGGCTTGGTAAATGTTTATGGTCACCTGAAAAAACTAAGGACAATAAAGATCGTTGGAAAGTTATGCGTGGCCTACAAGTAGATGATTTGGTTATCCACTCAGTTAAAACTAGAAAAGGACATATGGTCATAGGAACCTCAAAAGTAGAAAGTAGCAGTAGAATAGTAGATGTAGAACCACCAAGTGCAAATGAATGGTCAGGGTACGGAACATATTATAGAGTAGATTTAAAAGATTATAAACAGTTAGAAAAACCTGTGTATTTGCAGAAATTTATAAACGATGAAGCAGATATATTAAGTTCATTTAAAAAATCATTTTTTACTAAAGACTTAAAACCTGCTCAAAAATATGTAACACAGCTAGAACCCGTTATTGCAGATGCTCTTATAAATTACCTAGGAATATAGTTTGGGCAATTAGTATGAATAGGGGGAGTATATTGTATATTCCTCCTGAAAATTAAAATATATATATTGGAGGCTTTAAACATGGAAAAAAGTATAGGAGAAAAGATTAAAGATATAAGGAAGAAAAAGAGAATTAACCTAGCAGAGGTAGGGAATATGACAGGTATGGATGTTTCTAAACTAAGTAGAATTGAAAATGACCACCAAGCACCAACGATTGAAGAAGTAGAAATTATAGCATCTGTCTTGGGTGTATTATCTACTGATTTAATAGGTGAGGACAAACTTCTTATTCAACAAACCAAAAGTGGAGATTTAGTAGAAAAAATCAAAGAAGCAGGAAAGCTATATGCTTCAGAGGATAGAGGAGAGTTTGCAGGCTCTGAAGTAGGTAAAATTATAAAAAGAGAAATTCCTGTGAGTTTAATAGCGGGTGCAAATATTAATCAGGACAAATTTTCAATAGAAGGTTCAATCGGTAAAGGGCAATTTGCCGAAATACCTTGGGTATCTATTTTTAATAAAAATATAACTGAAAGTGCAACTAAGGGAATATACATTGTATATCTTTACACAGCAGATATGAAAGGTATCTACCTAAGTTTAAATCAAGGATTTACGTACTTTAGGGAAAAATTTGCTGGGAGAAAGGCTAGAGAAGAACTCCAAAATATATCTAAAATAATTCGTAGCTTAGTAAATATACCAGAAAATATGGAAAATTACAATATTGATTTAAAGGCAAACAATGCACTGGGCAAAGGGTATATGGCAGGACATATTGCTGGAAAATATTATGATTTAGAAAATATGCCAAGTAATGATAGGCTAATATTGGATTTGCTTGAATTAATTGACGTTTATGATGAAGTTAATTTGCAAATAGGGAACAGAACTGTTGAGCAATTCTATGATTATCTTGTGGCTGAAAAAGAAGGATTGATTGTTTCGGAGAATGTAGTAGAATCAACAACACAAATTTTTGAAGAAGAAAACCAAAATGATGAATTCACAAAAAATGATATCCCTAAGGAAAAGCAAGAACCAGTAATTGATAAAGGAGGGGATAGGAGGTATTTAAGGGATCCCAAGGAGGCCCTAAAAGCCTTAAAGTTGGCACAGTTTAGATGTGAGGTAAATGATAAGCATGAAACTTTTATAGCAAAAGTTTCAGGGAAGCCCTATATGGAATCGCATCACTTAATCCCAATTAGTAAGAGTAACTTGTTTGGATATTCTACTGATGTTTCAGCTAATATATGTAGTTTATGCCCAAGTTGTCATAGGGCTATCCATTCGGCTGAAGATCAGGTAAAAAGGAAGATTCTATTAAAGCTATATGAAGACAGAAAAGAACGTTTAGAAAAGGTTGGTATTTACATCACTTTTGAACAGTTGCTTAAATTTTATGATGTAGAATAGATTGTTTATAGCAATAGTAGAAAGGAGAGGTGTTAAAAGTGCTAATAAAAGATATAGATATGTTTCTAGAAGAAGATGAAGACATAGATTTTGAACTTTTTGAGGAAGAAGAGGAAGAGCACAGAATTTGGCTTGAGGGTAGAGTTCTATACGTTAAGAAATATGACATTAAAATAAGAGCTGGATACTATGAAGCTTGGGACGAAGAAAGTGAAAAATATGAAATAGATTTTGACTTCTACATGTTTTTTAACGCTGCAACAAATGAACATCTTTACGAGGAAGCAGGAAGTAGCTTAGAAGTATGCCTTTATAACTACTTGACAAGTAATAAAAATGAAATGTTGACAATGGAACAAGTAGAAAATTTAGAGTGTGGAAGTATGTTATAAACTAATGATTTAGAAAAAGAACAGGAGGAGAAAACGTTATGAAGATACCCATTTATAGTGAAGGTGGAAAACTATTAGCTGAAAGAGACCCGGAATTAAATACACTAGAGATTATTAGAAAAGGCACTTTATCGATTATACGGTTTTTTGATGATGGAACCTATAAAGTAAAAGATGTGCCTAAAAGAAAAGTTTCTTGATGTTAAATTTTAATATAAAATGTGAAAATCCACAGAGCTGCTAGATGGCCAGGATGAATACTCAATTTTTAGAGTGTTCCCTGGTTTTTTTTATTTCTAAAAAACTTTTTTAAATAGGTAAAAAACCTAACCATTTAACATTTATTCTTTTGTTATAGAGCAAATGAAGGGGGGTGAGAAATCGATGAATGCATATGAAAGACGAATGGAAATCATAGAAGTCCTATGCCAAAGACGACATGACACCATGAAAAACCTAGCATTTGAATTCGGGGTTAGTCTTTCGACAATTAAAAATGATATTAATGAACTATCGATTTCTTACCCATTAATAACTAAAAAAGGTCGCTATGGTGGGGGTGTAGAGGTTATGGATGGCTATTACTTGAACAAGCCATACCTAAAACCCCAACAACAAGAGCTACTTGAAAGATTAAGTATTGGGCTAAAGAATGAAGACCTCGAAGTAATGAATAGCATCTTTAAAGATTTTGCTCTAAAAAGTTAAAGGAGGGTAGGTGGAAATATGAGTGATATGAACCTTGCATTAGCAGAAGAATTAGAAAAACTAGCAGCTGGATATCGTGCTTTGGCGAGAAGTGATACAAAGCATGATGAGGTTACAATTGAAGATATTAGCATTATACTCACACAAAAAATGAGTAAAGGTAAGATGTCGGAAATTAGAGAGTTACTAAAGAAGTATGGTGCTACAAAATTAGTGGAAGTTAAACCAGAAGATTATGTAGCCATATTTGAAGAGGCGAAGTATCTATAAAGGAGGGAAAGGGATGAGCAAAATAAAACTGGTTTTAGATGTAGTAGAAGATTTACGAAACCTTGCAGATAGTATTAAAACTCTTGCAGATGCAGTAGAAGTAAGCGGGCTTAAGGAAGATGGTGTCAAATTAGAGGAACCAAAGAAAAAAGAAGAACAACTACCAACTTTGAAAGAGGTAAAAACAAAGCTAGCTTCTTTATCTAAGGATGGAAAGCAAGCACAGGTAAGAGAACTTATTATAGGCTTTGGGGCTAAGAAGTTAAGTGACATACCAAGAGAAAAGTATCCAGAGTTATTAGAGAAAGCTGAGGTGATGTAATGGGAGAACATGCCCTACTCTCTGCTTCAGGCGCTGATAGGTGGATGAACTGCCCACCATCAGCAAGACTTGAAGAGATGATAGATGAAAAGTCTAGCGTATATGCAAAAGAGGGTACATTCGCCCACAGTTTAGCAGAGCAAAAGCTATTAAACTATATAGGGGAAATATCTAAGGCAGAGTTTAACAAAAGACTAAACGAGCTAAAGAGGAGTGAATTCTACAGTAAAGAACTAGAAGATTATGTAGATGTCTATGTGGATTTTGCAATAGAAAAGATTAATGGGCATAAAGCTGGAATTGTTTTTGTAGAAAAAACTGTTGATTACAACTGGATTTGCAGAGAGGGATTTGGAACTTGTGACCTATTAATATTAGATGGAGATGTAATAGAAATAATAGATTTTAAATTTGGAAAGGGATTAAAAATAGATGCAAAAAACAATAGCCAACTTAAGCTTTATGCATTAGGTGCTATAGATAATTTTAACTTTATATTCGAAGCTAAAAAAGTGAAAATGACCATAGTGCAACCAAGGCTAGATAATATTTCTTCTGAAGAAATAGAAGTAGAAGAACTTATAAATTGGGGAGAAGTGGAAGTAAAACCTTTAGCAGACTTAGCCTATGCTGGAGAAGGAAATTTTAAACCTGGAAGCTATTGTAGATGGTGCAGGGCAAAGGCTACATGCCGAGCTAGAGCGGAGGAGAGTACTAAGATGGTCCGTTTGGATTTTAGGCCACCACCACTTCTTACAGATGAAGAAATTGTAGAAGTATTAAATCGAATAAACGAACTAAAGAAATGGGCTGATGATGTAGAAATTTACGCATTTAATAAGGCAGTAAATGAAGGTAAAGAATGGCCTGGATTTAAGTTGGTGGAAGGAAGAAGTAATAGAAGATATTCTGATGAAGATAAAGTTGCAAAAGCTTTACTTGCTGCAGGGTATTCAGAGGATAGAATATTTTCAAAGGCTCTATTAAGCCTTACAAAACTTGAGAAAGAAATAGGTAAAGATAAATTTGAAGGAACCTTAGGAGACCTTATAGAAAGGCCACCAGGAAAATTAAAGCTAGTTCCAGAGGAAGATAAAAGACTTGCTGTAAGAAATGGTGCAGAAATAGATTTTAAAAATTAAAAAGGAGAAGTGATAGTATGGTAAAAGTTGTTTTAGGAACAAAGGAAAGTCCAGTTAGATTTAGTTATGCAAATGTGCATCAGGCAGTTAGTGTAAATGGAAGCGATCCTAAATTTTCAGTAAGTGTTATTATCCCCAAATCAGATAAGAAAACCATAAAAAAAATAAATGATGTGATTCAACAAGCTATTCAAGAGAATAAAGATAAGTTCGGAGGTAAAATTCCTTCAAATTTAAAGACTCCGCTTCGTGATGGAGATGCAGATAGGCCAGATGATGAAGCTTATGCTGATAGCTACTTTATTAACGCAAATAGCAAAATAAAACCTGGGATTGTAGATGCAGATTTAAGTCCTATTATGGATCAAAGTGAATTTTATAGTGGTTGTTATGGGAGAGTTAGTTTGACTTTTTATGGATTTAATGTAAATGGAAATAAGGGGATTGCAGCAGGTCTTCAAAATATAATGAAGACTTCAGACGGAGAACCTTTAGGTGGAAGAAGTAGTGCTGAAGATGATTTTTCAGACGAAGATGAAGAAGATATATTAGGTTAATAAGAATGAAAATATTATCTATTGACATTGAAACTTACAGTAGCATAGACCTCAGTAAATCTGGGGTTTATGCCTATATTGAAGCAGATGATTTTGAAATACTATTATTTGCTTATGCATTTGATGATGAGGAAGTAAAAATTATAGATTTAGTTTCAGGTGAAAAGTTGCCAGTTGATGTTATGGAAGCTTTAACCGATAAAGAAGTAATTAAAACAGCTTTCAATGCTAACTTTGAAAGAACTTGTATAGCTAAATATTTAAATAAAGAAATGCCACCAGAAGAGTGGAGATGTAGCATGGTTCATGCATTAACATTAGGCCTTCCTAGTAGTCTTAAAGGAGTAGCTAGATGTTTAAAATTAGAACAGCAAAAGATGGATGAAGGTAAAGCACTTATTAGATATTTTTCTATTCCTTGTAGACCAACTAAGGCTAATGGAGAGAGAACTAGAAGTCTTCCTCACCATGATAAAGAAAAGTGGGAAACCTTCAAAGCATATTGTAAGCAAGACGTAGAAGTTGAAAGATCTATTCATAAGAAATTGGAGAATTACCATATGACTGAAAAGGAAATGAAACTGTGGTTTTTAGACCAAAAGATAAATGATGGTGGAGTTAAAGTTGAAAAAAGATTAGTGGAAAATGCTATCCACTGTGATGAAATTTATCAAAGGGAACTAATGGATGAAGCTATAGTTTTAACTGAACTTGAAAATCCCAATAGCCCAGCTCAGCTAAAGATTTGGCTTAAAGATAAACATGATATTGAAGTGAAAAGTCTATCCAAAGCAAAAGTAGCAGAGTTATTAGACGAAGTTGATGATCCTAAAATTAAACGAGTGCTGGAGTTAAGACAAAATATGTCCAAAACTTCAGTTAAGAAATATGAAGCTATGGAAAGGGCTATGTGTAAGGATGAGAGAATACGAGGGCTACTGCAGTTTTATGGGGCAACTACAGGAAGATGGGCTGGTAGATTAGTTCAGGTTCATAATCTTCCTAGAAACAATATGGATGATTTAGATCTTGCCAGAAATTTATTATTGAATGGAGACTATGAAACATTAGAACTATTATTTGATAGTGTGCCTGATGTTTTATCTCAACTTATTAGAACAGCTTTTATTCCTTCTCCTAATTCAAGATTTATAGTAGCTGACTTTTCAGCCATAGAAGCTAGAGTTATTGCTTGGCTTGCAGGAGAGAAGTGGAGAATGGATGTGTTTAATTCTCATGGAAAGATATATGAAGCTTCAGCATCTCAGATGTTTGGAGTTCCAGTAGAGAGTGTAACAAAGGGTAGCACCTTGAGACAGAAAGGTAAAATTGCAGAATTGGCTTTAGGTTATGGAGGAAGTAAAGGTGCATTAATTGCTATGGGTGCAATAGATATGGGGCTTTCAGAAGAAGAATTACCAGAGTTAGTTTCAGCTTGGAGAAAGTCTAATTCAAATATAGTTAGGCTTTGGTATGAAGTAGAAAATGCCGCAATTACTGCAGTTAAGGATAGGATTATAGTAAATATGCGGTATGGCCTTAAATTTTATTACAAATCAGGAGTGCTATTTATAAGATTACCATCAGGCAGAAGTCTTGCTTATGTCAGGCCCAGAATTGAAATAGATGAAAGATTTAATAAAGATAAATTAACATATGAAGGGTTTGAACAAAGCAGTAAACGATGGGGAAGAATTGACACCTATGGAGGAAAGCTTACTGAAAACATTATACAGGCTATAGCAAGGGACTGTTTAGCAGAGTCCATGTTAAGGCTTGATGATAGAGGATATAAAATAAGGTTTCATGTTCATGATGAAGTGATACTAGATGTTCCATGTAACTTTGGTTCATTGGAGGAAGTTGAAGAAATTATGGGCCTACCTATTTCCTGGGCACCAGGACTTCCTTTAAGGGCAGAGGCTTTTGAGAGTGATTACTATAAAAAAGATTAGGTGTGTCATGAAATAAAAAGAGATCTAACTGTTAAGAAGGACTGCCTTTTTAAAGATGAATATTTATACAAAATTTATGCATATATGGCTTAATTACACGAATTGAAAGGAGTAACAATAATGCAAAATAAACCTATTGTTTATGTGTGTTCTCCATTAAGAGGAGATATTAAGAGAAATATAAATAAAGCTAAAGGATATTCTAGATTTGTTTATGCCGAGGGTTGTATTCCCTTGGCTCCTCATATCATGTTTACTCAGTTTTTAGATGATGAGGATGAAGATGAAAGAAAAGCAGGAATTGAGATGGGGCTTAAACTTTTAAGTGTATGTGATGAAATATGGGTCTTTGGAGAGAAGTTATCTGAAGGAATGAATACTGAAATTGAGATAGCTAAGAAACTAGGAATCAAGATAAAAAGGTTTGATGAAAGGTGTGAACCTATAGGTGAATAGAGAGACTATTAATTTTATAAATAGCCTAAAGAAATATAGAGAAATACTTTCAAAACAAGTCATAAAAACTCTTAGAGGGCAGGATCTTTCAGGAAATCTTGAAGGGGCCAAAAAGGGCCTTCAGAAAGGAGTAGGTGTACATGATAGAACCCAAGGAATTAAAGAAATTAAAATATGATGGTTTACTAACCATTGCCACAGGAAGAAGCAGGAAAGAGTTAGAGTGGAAAAATAGAGAGATGCTTTGGTCAGATTTAGTAAAAAAGTTAAGTAGCCCTATAAGAACCTATGAAACTTATGAAGAATATAAGAAATTATCAAAATTTAAAAGGGATGAGGTAAAGGATGTAGGTGGATTTGTAGGTGGAACTTTAAAGGGTGGTAGGAGAAAAGCTGATAATGTGGTATGGAGGCATATTGTAACTTTAGACGCTGATTTTGTGAAAGGGGATTTATGGGCAGGGGTTGAGACCATGTTTGGATATGGGTGCTTAATGTATTCTACTCATACTCATAGTCCAAACGCACCAAGACTTAGACTAATAATTCCACTTAAAAGGGCAGTAACCCCTGATGAATACCAAGCAGTGTCAAGAAGAATTGCAGCTGATATTGGAATTGATTTCTTTGATGATACCACTTATGAACCCCATAGATTGATGTATTGGCCTAGCTCCTCTTCTGATGGAGAGTTTATTTTTAAAGTGCTAGATGAAGAATGGGTAGATCCAGATGAAGTGCTAAGAAGATATGAAGATTGGAGGGATTCATCTTATTGGCCTGAATCATCAAGGACAAAGGCTGATACGAAAAGGCTAGCAGAAAAGCAGGGAGACCCTAAAGAAAAGGCTGGTGTAATAGGAGCATTTTGTAGGACATACTCTGTGGTTGATGTTATCGACAAATTTCTACAAGATATATATTCACCTTGTGAAGATCCTAATCGTTACACATATATTCCTGGGAGTTCTACAGGTGGACTTGTAATCTATGAAAATGGAGATTTTGCATACTCTCATCATGGAACTGACCCTATATCAGGGAAGCTCTGTAATGCTTTTGATTTAGTGAGAATTCATAAGTTTGGTGATTTGGATGAAGAAGCAAAGGAAGGGACTCCTATAAATAAGCTACCATCTTATTTGGCTATGCAGGAATTAGCGAGGGAAGATTTAGAGGTTAAAAAGAAAATAGCTAGTGAAAGGATGGCTTCAGCTAGTGAGGATTTTAATGAGGAAGATTGGCAAGAGAATCTTGAGATTAATAACAAAGGAGAGCTTAAAAACACCCTTACCAATATAATTCTAATATTAAGATATGATCCACAGCTTAATGGAATCTTTTATAACGAACTTAGGGGTGGAGTGGATATAGAAGGGGAAGTGCCATGGAAGAGATTAAAGTCTGGGTGGAATAAAACTGATGAAGCATCTATTGCTGGATATATTGATTTAAACTATAACCTTTATGCACCTGGGAAACTTAAGGAAGCTGTATTAAAAGTAGCTGTTGAAAGGTCTTGTCATCCAGTAAAAGACTATTTAAATAGTCTACCAAAATGGGATGATGTTAAAAGAGTGGATATGCTTTTAGTTAAATATCTAGGAGCAGAAGATAATATTTACACCAGAGAAGCAACTAGAAAAACTTTAGTTGCAGCAGTAGCAAGGGCCATGAATCCAGGAATTAAGTTTGATACAGTTCTAGTTTTAAATGGCCCCCAAGGAATAGGAAAGAGTACTTTATTTTCAAAGCTAGGAGGAAAGTTTTTTAGTGATTCTCTCTCTATTTCAGATATGAGGGATAAAACTGCAGCTGAAAAACTTCAAGGATACTGGATACTTGAAATTGGGGAACTGGCTGGAATTAGAAAGATTGATGAAGAGACATTAAAGTCTTTTTTATCAAGGCAAGACGATAAGTTTAGAGCAAGTTATGGATATGCAGTAGAAGATCATCCAAGACAGTGTATTATTGTAGCCACCACAAATCAAGAAGCAGGATTTTTAAGAGATATTACTGGGGGACGTAGGTTTTGGCCAGTAAAAACCCCAGGAGATACAAAATTAAAACCCTGGGATATAGATGATGTGGATCAAGTTTGGTCTGAAGTAATGAAATATTATAAGCAAGGTGAGCCTTTGATTCTAAGTAATGAAGCTGAGAAAATTGCAAATGCAGCCCAAATTGATGCTTTGGAAAGCGATGATAGAGAAGGATTGGTTAGAGAATATTTAGATATGCTGCTTCCAACGAACTGGGATGATATGGACTTATATGCAAGAAGAAGTTTTATTCGGGGTGATGAGTTTAGTGAGAATGTGGCTGGAACTGTAAGAAGGGAACAAGTTTGCACCATGGAAATTTGGTGTGAGCTATTTGGCAAAGAAGCAACTGCCATGAGAAAGATAGACTCCTACGAGATAAATGCAATAATGAGAAAAATTAGTGGTTGGGAGAGATTCACTGGAAATAAATTAGGAAATGCTAGAGTTCCTCTCTATGGAATACAGCGAATTTATGTTAGATGCGATAAACAAGATTAAACAAGATTTAGCTTGTTACAATTCTTGTTTAATACCTCTACACTAGTTATATTAAGGTCTTAAGCTATATTATTAAACAAGATTATATATAGATAAAATAAAGAATATATAGGTATATGTATATGCCTAATCTCTATAATACGTAATATTCTATAGGAAATTTTGGTTACTTGTTTATTGAAGAACTTCTAAAGGTCATCGAAAGCATTGTAAATACTAGGGTGTGGAAATTAACAAGTCTGTTAACAAGATTTGTTCTTGTTTAAGGAAAGGGGTGTTTTTAAGATTTTAGAGAGTAAAATAGAAGCTAAATTAAAATGGGAGGTAGAAAGGATGGGTGGATTTGCACTTAAGTTCACCTCTCCTGGAATGGCAGGTGTGCCTGATAGATTAGTCTTACTACCAAAAGGGAGGATCTACTTTGTGGAATTAAAAGCACCTGGGAAAACTTTAAGACCACTCCAATTAAAAAGAAAAAAGCAACTGGAAAGCTTAGGCTTTAAAGTTTATGTAATAGATTCTTATGAAAAGATTAATTTATTTATTCAGGAGGTGGTTGATTGAAATATAAGCCTTATGACTATCAAGAATATGCCACTCAGTGGATTTTAGATAAAGAAAAAGCAGGACTGCTGCTGGATATGGGCATGGGCAAGAGTGTTATTACCCTAACAGCCATAGATGAATTAATATTTGACTATTTTGATGTATCAAAAGTATTAATAATAGCACCCCTTCGTGTAGCGGAAAGCACATGGGATGAAGAAACGACTAAATGGGATCATCTAAAACATTTAAAAATATCAAAGGTTCTAGGAACTGAAAAAGAAAGAATTAATGCCTTATATACAAAAGCTGATATCTATATAATTAATCGAGAAAATGTGAAATGGCTAGTAGATAAATGTGGTAAGGATTGGCCTTTTGACATGGTGGTAATAGATGAATTATCTAGTTTTAAATCACCAAGTGCCCAAAGGTTTAAAGCATTAAGAAAGGTAAGGCCTTTTATGAAACGAGTGGTTGGCCTTACTGGAACTCCAGCACCAAATGGACTTATAGATTTATGGTCTCAGATTTATCTACTAGATGGTGGAGAAAGGCTAGGGAAAACAGTAACTGGATACAGGGAGAGATACTTCTTACCAGATAAGAGAAATCAAAATGTTATATTCACATACAAATTAAAAGAAGGGGCTGAGGAAGCAATCTATGAAAAGCTATCAGATATTTGTGTCAGCATGAAAGCAGAAGATTATTTAAATCTGCCGGATAAAATCAATAATATCATACCAGTTTATCTACCAAAGAAGGCAAAGGAAAAGTATGACCAACTCGAAAGGGATTTACTACTACCACTTAAGGATTCAGATATTGTAGCAAACACAGCTGGAGTTCTAGCTAATAAATTACTCCAAATGTCCAATGGTGCTGTCTATGATGAAAACGGGGATGCAAAAGAAATACACAATGTAAAACTCAAGGCTTTAGAAGATTTGATAGAAGCTGCAAATGGAAAACCAGTGTTAATATTTTATTCATATAAGCATGATTTAGATAGAATCAAAAATCACCTTAAAAGAGATGACTTAACAGTTCTTGATACATCTGAAGATATAAAGAAATGGAATGAAGGTAAAATACCAATTATGTTGGCTCATCCAGCTAGTGCTGGACATGGATTAAACCTTCAAGCTGGTGGAAATATCATCATTTGGTTTGGACTTACTTGGAGCCTTGAACTATACAGTCAGGCCAATGCAAGACTTTATAGACAAGGGCAAAAGCAAAATGTAATTATCCATCATTTAGTTTCTAAAGATACCATGGATGAAGATGTGATGAAAGCACTTGAAGGTAAGGAAGTAGGACAAGAAGCTCTTTTAAATGCTGTAAAGGCTAGATTAAAAAGGGTTGTTTAGGAGGGGTTGCTATGAAAGACTGCTTTGCTTATAAAAATAGAGGTTGCACGATATTGAAGGTTAATAAATGCCAAGGACCAGAGTGCCCATTTTATAAAACCAAGGGGCAATATAAACTAGATCAAAAGAAAGCTATGAAGAGAATTCTCTCTTTAGATAAAGAATTACAAGTCCATATAAATGAAACTTACTATAGTGGAAAAATGGGGGGTAAACCTAATGAACGCTAAGGAATATTTATCCCAAGCTATATGGCTTGATAAAAGTATAAATAATAAGTTGGAGCAAAAAGAAAGATTAGAAAGTTTGGCCCAAAAGGTTACTGTAGATTTTTCAAGAGAGAAGGTTTCTGGCGGAAAGGCCACAACAAGTACTATGGAAGATACCATTGTTAAACTTATAGATTTAAGCCATGAAATAAATGATGATATTGATAAATTAGTAGATCTGAAAAGGGAAATACTAAAAACCATCAGCCAAGTGGAAGATGTTAGTTACCAACTGCTCTTAGAAATAAGATATATAAATAATAAGAGTTGGGATGATGTAGCAAGAGACATGGGATATGATAGGAGTACAGTATTTAGAATTCATGGAAAAGCTTTAAAAGAAATTGAGGAAATTTTAAAAGTTGCGACTAAATGCGATTGAATGCGACTATTAAAATGTGCTATTATATAAGATGTAAAGGTATAGACACCATAGCATTGTAGAATATGCCAAGGTTAGATCAGTTTGATTCCAAGGAAACGCAATGTTCAGCTCTAGGAGATAAATTCTTTTAGAGCTTTTTCTATGCCTAAAATTAGGAGGATGAAACAAATGAATAAATGTAAGAAATGTGTCTGGGGAACATATCAAGAACCTAATAAGGTTTTTTGTATGTTCCCTAGTTGTTTCAAAGGGGTGAAATCAAATGCCAAGAAAACCAAAGCACCCATGCAGTTATCCAGGATGTCCAGAACTAACAGAAGGAAGATACTGCCCAGTTCACCAAAAAGAAATGGATAGAGAATACAATAGCAATAGACCATATAAGAAACTATACAACAGCAGTAGATGGCAAGGGCTAAGAAGATATGTCTTAAACAAACAACCTCTCTGTGTAGAGTGTTTGAAGGCTGGAGTAGTTACACCAGCAACAGTTGTAGACCATATAGAACCTCATAAAGGTAATGTAGACTTGTTTTGGGATGAGAATAACCTACAATCTTTGTGTAAGTCCTGCCATGATAGAAAGACTGCAAAGGAAGATGGTAGATGGAAAAGAAAAGTTTATACCTACGACCCCTAGGGGGGTGAAATCTCTAAAACCTTATAGCCCAGGAACGGGGCGGCCCCCTCGTGCAAGAATTCGCAAAATTCCATAGGGGGGGGTATAGAAATTTAAGTGCCTATATATTTAAGGTGCTTTTTTTATGTTTAAAATTGGGGGTGGAAAGATTGAAACGAACAGAAGAATTAAAATTAATTAATATAGATGAGTTGATACCTTATGCTAACAATGCCAGGACTCATAGCAAAGACCAAATTAATAAATTGAGAAGTAGCCTTAGAGAATTTGGTTTTATAAATCCCATACTTATAGATAAGGACTATAACATAATAGCTGGCCATGGTAGAGTAATGGCAGCAAGGGAGGAAGGAATAAAAGAAGTACCTTGTGTGTTAGTGGAGCATCTGACAGAGGCCCAGAAGAAAGCATACATTTTAGCAGATAATAGACTGGCTATGGATGCAGGGTGGGATGATGAGATGTTAGTTTTGGAATTAGAAAACTTAAAAGAACTGGACTTTGATATGGACCTCACAGGTTTTGATGCTGCAGAAATAGAAGAACTTTTTAGTAATATTCACGATAAAGATGTGCAGGATGATGATTTTGATGTAGATTCAGCTTTAGAAGAAGATACTATTTCAAAACAAGGTGATATTTGGCTTCTTGGAAGACATCGATTAATTTGTGGAGATAGTACCAAAGCAGAAATTTATGAGAAACTAATGGGAGGGAAGAAAGCTAATTTATGTGTTACTGACCCACCATATAATGTAAATTACACTGCTGGAAGTGAAAATGAGAGAACAATTAAGAATGATAATATGGAGGATAAAAAATTCTATGAATTCCTTCTAACGGCATTTAAAAATGTGCTTGATGCTTTAGATGATGGTGCTGCAGCATATGTATTTCATGCAGACACAGAAGGGTTAAACTTTAGAAAGGCTTTCAAGGATGCAGGATTTCATCTTGCTAATGTTTGCATTTGGGCCAAGCAATCACTGGTATTAGGCCGCTCTGATTACCAATGGCAGCACGAGCCTATCCTCTATGGTTGGAAACCTACAGGAAAGCATAGATGGTATTCAGATAGAAAACAAACAACTATCTGGAATTTTGATAGGCCCACAAAATCAGAACTTCATCCAACTATGAAGCCAGTACCTTTAGTAGCCTACCCAATTCAAAATAGCAGTATGAGTAACTGTATTGTATTAGAGCCTTTTGCAGGTAGCGGTTCTACTTTAATTGCCTGCGAGCAGTTAGAAAGAATTTGTTATGCTATAGAACTTGATGAAAAATATGCAGATGTTATTGTTAAAAGATACATTGAATATGTTGGCTCTGATGAAGAAGTTTTTCTAATAAGAGACGGAGAGAAAATTCTATATAAAGATACGATATAACCCTTGCAATTTCCTGTATTTAGAGTGATATATGTAAGTAACTTAAATGCAAGGAGGGAGCGAAGTGGATAGAAAGGATATTGTAAAAGCAATAAGTGAGCATTTTGGAGTAGAGTCAAAATATTTAGGAGCACCCAGCTTTGCTTATGAGATAAAAACTCCACAAGAAACTTATATTATTAACAGGGAGGGAAAGATTATGACATCTGCTGGAGAAGAGGTAGATCTAGAAAACTTGCTAACTGGTCCTGAAGCAGAAGATGAAATTACTAGCTACGAATTAGGAATACCTATGGAAGGGCATACTGGCAGAACCTTAAGAAATTTAGTGAACATGATTTATAGTAAACAGCCTTTAATTAAAAAGGCATTAGGGTTAGAAGAAAATATAGTAGAGGATGATTTTGTAACCAAAATAAATGAACTATGTATTGATAGCTTAGAAAGTTTCAAAGAAGCATTAGAAGACATTGATGAAGGAAGCCACCTTGGAATTGATTTTGATTTTCAGGAAGAAACTATTACATTTAAATATTTAGAAAATGAAGCAGCCATTAAGCTCTTTGCTTTAATTAATAAAAATGCAAAGGTCCAAAAATATGCTTCAACTAAGGTGAAACCTACCGACAATGAAAAATACACCTTTAGAACTTGGCTACTTCGTCTTGGGATGATTGGCGATGAGTATAAAGAAACTAGGAAAGAACTTCTTAAAAACCTTTCAGGAAATGGAGCTTTTAGAAAACCTGAAAAGGAGGATTCTAGTCATGAAGCCTAAATGTAAACTGATAGGAGAGAATGGCAACATTTTTAATTTAATGGGAATTACATCAAGAACTCTTAGAAAAGCTGATATGCATAAAGAAGCTGATGAAATGATAGATAGAATAACCAAATCAAAAAGTTACGATGAGGCTTTAGCAATAATCATGGAATATGTGGAAGTAGAATAAAAAAACTGTATTTCTTTGATAAATGTCTTGCTAATTACCTCTTTTAGAGTGATATATATGTATAACAAAAACACACTGAAAGGGGATAAAACCATGGCAGATAAGGAATTTTTAAAAACAAACTTTGGCATTGAGATAGAACTTACAGGAATCACAAGAGAAAGGGCAGCAAAAATTGTGGCAGAGCATTTACAGGGAAATATTAAAAAACAATATGATTACTACGATAGCTACAAGATAACCGCACCAGATGGAAGGGCATGGAAAGTAATGTTTGACGGAAGCATTTACACCCAAAAGAAAGTAAACGGGCAAAAGGTAGCAGCAGGAAGAGAATACAGCGTAGAGCTAGTAAGCCCAATTCTTAACTACGAAGAAGACATTGAAACCTTGCAGGAGATAATAAGAAAACTTAGAAAGGAAGGGGCCTTTTCCGAAAGGCAAAATTGCACAGGCATTCACATTCACCTAGATGGCTCAGACCATACACCAAGAAGCATTAGAAACTTTATAAACATCATCTACGCTAGAAACGACCTACTTTACGATAGCCTACAAATTGAAAGAGAAAGGATGCGTTACTGCAAGAAGATGGATGCAGACCTAGTGGAAAGAATGAATAAGAAAAAGCCTACAACCTTCAAAGAAATCGAGGACATTTGGTACCAAGGCTACGGCTCCAGTAGGGATAGACATTACCATGAAAGTAGGTACCATTTCCTAAATCTTCACAGCTTCTTCAACGGAGTAGGAACTGTAGAACTTAGAGGATTTAATGGAAACCTTCATGCAGGAAAGATTAGAAGCTACATTGTTTTGGCCCTAGCCATGAACTACCAAGCCTTAACCCAAAAGAGTGCCAGCACCAAGAAGCCACAAATTGAAAATCCAAAGTTTGCAATGAGAACTTGGCTAAACCGAATGGGGCTTATTGGGGAAGAATTCAAAAACTGCAGAGAGCACTTAACAAAGCACCTAGATGGAAGTGCAGCATGGAGATTTCAAAGAGCCGCATAGTTAGACTAAAAAGCGGCAGGCCCAAAAGCCACAGAGGGGGGAACCCCTCTTAAGCTGGTAGAAGGACCCCCTCACTTAAAGCAAAGGGCACACGGGCGAAGTACGGGGGAAATATTGGGCCTTCTGGAAAGGATGAATTGAAAATGAAAAGACTATATGTTGCTTATGGTTCAAATCTTAACCTAGAGCAAATGAGCTATCGATGCCCTACTGCCAAGGTTTATGGAAAGGGAATAATTCATGGGTATAGGCTACTTTTTAAAGGCGCACCTGAAAATGCTTATCTGACAATTGAATCATACCAAGATGGGAAAGTGCCAGTGCTTATTTGGGAAGTACAGCCTGAAGATGAATTGGCACTAGATAGGTATGAAGGTTACCCTAGCTTTTATTACAAAGAAAACATTCAGGTAGAACTTGAAACGGGAGAAATTGTAACTGCCATGGTTTACATTATGACCAATAAAATGAAAGATAGGATTCACTTAAATATGCCAAGTAAAAGATATTTGAATATAGTGAAACTTGGCTATGAAAGTGCAGGTTTTAACAAGGGCCTACTAGTAGAAGCTATAGAAACTAGCATAAAGTAGTCAAATTGAGGCCCACACTTGCCCTGTAAGGCTTTTTTAAAAGGGCCTTGGGGCAATTACCCTAGTGATTTTATCAACTGGAAGGAGTGTTTTAAGTGGATAAATTCTTTACCCAAAAGAACTGCGATAGATGCGGTAAGGATTTGAAGAATGGAAGAATTATGTCCATGTTTAATGAAGACTGCATTTGTATGGAATGCAAGGAGAAAGAAATGAAGGATAAGAATTATGAAAAAGCAAGGGATAAAGAAATAGAAGAAGTAAAGAAAGGAAATTTAAATTATAAAGGAATTGGAAGATAGAAAAATCAGAAGGAAGGCCTAAAATAAGGGCCTTTTTTCTTTACTATAAATTGGAGGTGAAAAGCAATGGCGACACGAGGAAGAAAGCCAAAACCAACAGCTATAAAGGTCTTGGAAGGCAATCCTGGAAAAAGACCTTTAAATGAAAATGAACCAAAACCTGAAAGACAAGCTCCCGAATGTCCGTCATGGCTGGAGCCTGAAGCTAAGGCTGAATGGGAGCGAATGGCTAAAACTATGGAGGCCATTGGAATACTCACTGAGGTGGACATGGCAGCTTTTGCTGGATATTGCCAAGCTTATGCTAGATGGAAGGAAGCTGAGGAATTTCTATCAAAGCATGGTACTATATTTAAAACTCCATCAGGCTATATTCAACAAGTGCCACAGGTATCCATTGCCCAGACATACCTTAAGGTTATGAAAGACTTCTGTTCTGAATTTGGACTTACTCCTGCTGCCCGTACAAGAATTCAGGTAAATACAGAAGATACTGATACTGATGATCCAATGCTTGAGATTTTAAAGGGGGTAGAATAAATGCTTGAGAAAAGAAATTTTATAATTTCAAAGGATAAGTCCTATGTAAAAGGCTTCACTAGAAAAGGTGAGGCTTTTTTATTTAGTAAATCTGACTATGACATTGTAAAAAGATACACTTGGTATATATCAAAAAGGGGATATGTAACCACCAATGTGAAAAGAATAGCCACCCCCATGCACAAAATAATACTAGATAATACAGATGGATTTGATGTTGATCATATATCAGGAGACAAGTTAGATAACAGAAGAAGTAACCTTAGGATATGTACCCATCAGGAAAATATGTTTAATCAAAGGCTTAGAAGTAATAATACATCAGGTTTTATAGGGGTTAGTTTAATGAAGAATGTTGGGCGTTATGAAGCATATATACACTATAATTCTAAAAAGCATCATTTAGGTTTGTATGATAATCCAGTGGATGCAGCAATAGCTAGAGATAGGGCAGCTAAAAAATATTATGGAGAATTTGCAAGTTTAAACTTCCCTGAAGAAAGTGATGTCTATGCAATATTGTGAAGAAAAAGCAAATCATGTTATTAATTTTATACAACAGCTAAAGCTTACAAAAGGCAAATGGGCAGGTCAGCCTTTTAAATTACTTCCTTGGGAGATAGATTTAATTAAGAAAACCTTTGGAACTTTAAGGGAAGATGGTACAAGGCAGTATAGAACTGTTTATGTAGAAATTCCTAAAAAATCAGGGAAATCGGAAATCGCTGCAGCTATTGCCCTATATATGCTTTTAGCTGATGGAGAATCTAATGCAGAAGTGTATGTTGCAGCTTGTGATAGACAGCAGGCCAGCATTATATTTAATACAAGTTTAAACTTCGTAGAGGGAAATAAGACACTTTCTAGGGTAACAAAAACCATTCGTTCTACTAAGAGAGTTGTATATCCAAGAACAGGTAGCTTTTTTCAGGTATTAAGTTCCGATGTAAAATCAAAATCAGGACTTAATGTGTCTTGTGTAATATTAGATGAAATTTGGACTTATCCAAATCCAGACTTAGCTAAAATGTTAACCACAGGTTCAGGAGATGCAAGAGAACAACCACTATTCATATATCTAACAACAGCAGGAAATAAACTAAGAGGGTATGGCTGGGATATGCATTGTAAGGCCAAAGATGTATTATCTGGAAAAAGAATTGACCCAACATTTCTCCCTATAATTTATGGTTTAGAAGAAGGTGATGACTGGGAAGACGAGAAAAACTGGTATAAAGCCAATCCAAGTTTAGGACATACCATAAAGATAGAGAGAGTAAGAGAGCATTTCCTGCAAGCAAAACAAGATCCTGCAGAAGAAGCCCTATTTAAACAGTTAAGATTAAATATGTGGTTAAAGCAACAAGTAAAGTGGATGCCTATGGCTAATTGGGATAAATGCTCAACCCCTGTTGACCCTGAAAAGCTAAAAGGTAGAGAGTGTTATGGTGGTCTTGACCTTTCAAGTTCCATTGATATAACAGCTTTTGTTTTAGTTTTTCCGCCCATACCAGATGATGATAAGTATTATGTACTTCCACACTTTTGGATACCAGAGGAGAACTTAGATTTAAGAGTTCGAAGAGACCATGTTCCTTATGATATTTGGAAACAGCAAGGCTATCTTCAAACTACTGAAGGAAATGTTATACACTATGGCTTTATAGAAAGATTTATTGAGGAACTGGGAATGAACTACAATATAAGGGAGATTGCTTTTGATAGATGGGGAGCAGTGCAAATGGTACAAAACCTAGAAGGATTAGGATTTACAGTAGTTCCCTTTGGACAGGGATTTAAAGATATGAGTCCACCTACAAAAGAACTTATGAAGTTAACACTGGAAAAGAAAATAGCCCATGGGGGACATCCAGCTTTAACTTGGATGATGGATAATATT